GGCTTACGAATAGAGCTACAAACCACAGGAGAGAATTCAGGTACTTGGGGTACTATTACAAATAATAACTTCTCTCAGGTTTTTGAATATGCAATTGCGGGTGTCTATTCAAAAGCAATTACTACTGGAACTTCAACAACGCTAACAAACAATGATGGTCCTCAAACGCAAGCAAACAACGAAGCTAGACAAAACCAATTAATTTTTACAGGAACAGTTTCTACAACTCACACAATTCAATTTCCAGCTACACAAAAAACTTACGGAATTTATAACAACATTTCTGGTGGCGCTGACATCTCTGCTAGATTAGGTGCTTCAGGAAACACAGTTACAGTTACTAATGGTAAATACAGATTATTAGCTACTGATGGTACTAACTGGTATGATATTTTTTCTTTGGCTGGTCTAGGTGAAGCTTGGTCATTAAAAACTGGTAACTACACAGCTTCAGATGGTGACAACCTTTTTGTTGATACGTCTGGTGGTGCAGTCACTATAACTTTACCTTCTTCTCCTTCAATTGGAAATCAAGTAAAAATTATTGACGCTGAAGGAACTTTTGGTACAAACAATTGTACGGTAGGACGTAACTCTGAAAAGATTCAAGGTGCTACGTCAGATTTAACAATTAGCACTAACGGTGCGGGCATTGCTCTGGTATATGTAAACAGTGACAATGGATGGAGGTTGAAATATAACGACTAATGGCTAACTTACAAGATATAGTAAACAGAAGTGAAGTAGGCGCAATCAAGCCTTGGACTAAAACAACAGCTC